ATCCTCACCGCCATAGTACTCCTTGCCGCAAGACTCTCTGAAATTGCCAGACCAGAAAGACTTGCTCGTGTTGACTCGAAGACCAAAATCTTCGAGCGCACGAATCACGTGATGCACTGTGTCGATGGGGACAATGATATCATCCCCAAAGACGCGCACCTGATGAGAGTATGACTCAATGTCATCTCTCGTCAGGGGTCTCTTGAGCCACTCTTCGATCCCGACGAAGCAAATGGTCGCAAAGACCATCGCCTCAAAGGGAAAGCAGAGGGCAGACCCCATCGACGCGAACTTGGCCAGGCGAACTACACCATGGCCAGGCACATCAGCCTTCCGGCTCCTACAGGAATCAACCGCTCCTTGGAGGTGCGGGTGATCTCCCAGCAGGATTCGTACATGCTGATTCGAGACTCGGTCGGACGCTTCTCTGAGATCCAGAGTCGCGACGGTTCCATCTGAAGAACCTTGGAGAGCAAGGCGCTGATTAGGCACCTGGCTCGTCCAGCCGACAATCCGTCTAGCGATGTCATCTGCTTCGACGGATTCAAGGATCGAACCCAAGAGTCCCTGCTGCATATACTGCATGCAGGTAGGCTCGAGGGCAATGATCCGGGGAGTTTTGAGCGTCTTAGGCACGTCGACGACCCTGACGGGTCGTTCGTCGGCCGGGGCGAGGACACGTACGTCGGAGAGTCGATCAATAAGACTCCAGCTTCGCACAAGATACTCCCAGTGAGGGAACACTTGTTCGAGCCGCTCGGTCCACTCTTGCTGGAGCCACTTGGCGTTTCCACCAAGTCGCTCCGCTGTGGAACCGGGTCCGTGCTTCGGGATGATGTCTCCGTAGAAGACCTGTTGGTCAACACGAGAGTATACATCGCCCCAGAGAAGACGACCAATGCGAGTATAACGATGGACCCGATCTGGGTCCACGCTCGCATCCGCGTCACGTACTTCCTGCTCGCACTCAATGTACCTCCTGAAAGCGGCGGCCCTCCGTGCATCTGTGCACGGAAGGTTAATCTTAGCCCACATCAGTGTGAACTGACGTAGGCATCGGATCGCCTCAACAGAGGGTTCAGTGAGCAAGAGACCCGTTTCAGGATCGAACACAAGACGAAGGAAACCTGAGAGAAATCTCGGGGTACCTCGATGCCAGCCGAAACCGGCAAACATCGTGTCGTCGATCCAGCCCTGGTCAAGACCTTTTTCGAGGTCCTTTCCAAAGCTGGGCAGGGTGATCGTAAGAAACGATAACCCCTCATGTTCGATCCGCCTCAGGACTGTTTTGAAGTCCTGAGTGGTGCTAGTGCGGCACCAGGTCCCCATATCAATGAGGACCTGTTGCAAGAACTCCGTCAGGCTTTTCAACTGTGCCTCCTCAAACAAGGGGGTCGCAGTTCCCTAGCCGTGACGATCCGACACAGTGGTGGCGAGGAGCATTGTTAAGAGGCCCCTCGCCACCAACCTGACGTGTGTTTACACAGAGGTCAGGTTCAGTTCTCGCCACCCAGAAGCTGGGTGACCTTCGCACCGGTGGAGGCACTGAGGTACGCCACCAAGGCGTCCACAATGTCCTTCTGCTGCGCGACCGTGTACCCGACCAGCGGAGCGTCAGTCACGAGGTAGCAAGTCATCTCGTAGTTGACGTTCTGAGCGGTCAGGGGGTCGGCAGCAACCTTCCGGTGCTGGACGCGGATAGTTCGACGGACTCGCTTCCCATAGGAAGATGAGACCGCGAGCCGCACATTCCCGTCGTTTGACTGGAATGTCCCGGCATTCAGCGCACTTCCAACCCGAGGGAGGGAAGTGGCTGTACCCGCGATAGTGAGAGACTGAGGGTCGGCGAAAGCCACAGCGTGGATCCTTGCAACTGGAGGACTCACACAGACGGTCGTCTATGCGAGTAGAGCGCCCTGCCATTAAGGCAGGACTCCGGGAGCCTTGGTTAAACCCAGGGCCCCGAGGATCGTCCACTGCTTGGCTGAGAAGCCAGCAGTGTTCAATCCGAACCCGTATGGCGTCGACCTGAATCTCTGCTTGCGAATGCAGGAAGAGGTCCAGGTGAAAGCGCCCAGATCGCCATCAGCATATGTGCTGATGCCTCTGAGCGTCCGCTCCCAGGTGACGGTGGTTTCCACCATCAGATACCCGTAGCGGATGACGAGACCGTCCTCGTTAAGTCGAGAGGCCGTGGAGATATTGTTCCCCACGTTCGCGACCCAGTCGGACAGCCAGCTCCAGGGAGCGAGTTCCCAAAGTACCTCGGGCGTAAGCTCGAGCCCGAGAAGGTATTGAGCCTTCTCAGCGGCAGCAACAACCTGGCTGTAGTTCGAATGAACCGGAGTCAGGTGATACTGGTACGCACCTCTAAACCACCGCCTTTGACGGGTGGTGATGATCGAGGTGAGGGGACCGCTAGGAGACGAAAACGCCGACTTCCCGAAATCAGGAAGAGAGTTAGGCCAGTAAATATGGCCCGTACTCTCTACCCGGGAAGTTGACACAGTCTCCGGAAAGACGTAGCTACGACGGACTACCCGTCCGTCATCTCGCTTCAGTTGATCCAGCAGCCGTTTATGGTTGAGGATCGCCTGGGCGGCTTTTCTGAGATCGCTGACAAGAGGAAGCCAACCGAACTCTAGGTTGAGAAATTCATGGCCTGCCGATTTGGCATGGCCAATCCCAGCCTTGAGCGCAGTAGCTCCAATCAAGGAGGGGATTCCTTCCCTCACGATCTCAGCGCCACCCTGAGCGAGATTTGCTACCGGGTTAGTAGGAATTGTCTTGCTGATGGCATTTGCACCATCAGCATTCGCACTTGCGTACGAAGCGGGAGGCGTCGGGTAGACGCCTGCCAGAGACAATGGGAGTTTCGGGTCCAGGGCCAAAGGCCCTGTGTACACGTAGTCCCGTTCCGCCTTGAGACTCGACTGAGGCCGACCTCGGTAGGAACCATGATTTCCATGGCCTCCCAAGGACTGCTTCTCAGTAAAGAACTCATGGCCGTTGTCCCAATCGACATCGGGGTAGAGAGAGGCGTCGCGCCGTCCGAGCTTGAACAGCTCTTCTTGCGTCTTCGCTTCAACCACCGCGGTGTCGTCAGGCAACGTACTAGTCCACGCACCACCAGATCTAAAACTGGTGGTGGTCTGGGTAGAATCGAGGTCCGACCCATAGTACGGAAGAGGGGTTGCCCCCAATTTCGCACGCTCTGTGTCGTACCAGGTTTCGCGATCAACCGGAAGTTTCCGGGTGCTCGTGACGATTCCACCCATCTTGGAGCTCCAATCGAGTTCTTGTTCATCTTCCCCGTGGTGCACTGCTATGGGGAAGATAGTGAGGAAGGCGGCCGAAGACGGTTGCCTTCCCGGTGCCAACTAGCACCGGCGGGGCCCTAAC